GCCACCGTAGTTCGGCACCGAGAAGATGACGGTGTGGCCCGGCGGGATGCGCTTGATCAGATCGACGTCGTCCTCAAGGTGCTCTAGCGTCTCGAGACAGGTGTAGACCGTCATCGTTGCCCGGTTCGGATCAGCCTTCCATTCACGGAGGTCGGCGAGCTCGAACTTGCAGTCCCAGGCGGTGTCGACGTCGAAGAGAGGGACGTAGGCTTCTGCTGCTGCGAGCGTGGCCGGGGAGAAGTCGAGGCCGGTGTAGGGGCCGTGGCCGCGGCGGCGGAGCTGCTCCGCGAACCGGCCGGTGCCGCATGCGAGATCCACGACTGCGTGAGTTGGCGAGATCCAGGCGGCGGCGCGCTCATACAGCACACGCCAGGGTGATTCCTCGAGCGGCAGCATCGCAGGCTCATGTGGCGCCGTCATCGCAACGTCGTAGAACTCCGGCTCGACCGTCGAGGTCACGCCGTCCCCATCACGCGCTCGAAGAGAAGGTTGCTGTTGTTCCGCCATAGCGACACCTCATGCCAATCGGCGAGCAACTCGCGCGCTGCAGCACGATCGGGCGGATTGTTCGCCTCGACGCAGATGCATCCCGGGTCTGCGTGCTCGAGCAGCCACGCCAACGCTTCGATCGATGCGCCCTCCAGGTCGATCGAGCAGAACAATGGCCGTGGCAAATCGCTCACACGCTCGGCCAGCCAGACGAGGTCGAGCTTCGCAACCTCGATCGGTACGAGGTCGAGTTCTGGCCGTTTGCTCGCGCTGATCGCCGAGTACATCGCCCCGGGGGACCAGTGGATCGTGACGGCGTCCGGCGTCTCAGCGACGGAGAAGGCGGCGTTGACGACTGAGATGTCGTCGCGGTCGAGATACCGTTCGACACACGCAATCGCCGCGTCCGGGGCAGCGTCGACGCAGATGCCCGGCCAGCCACGATCAGCCAAGGCGGCCGTGTTCGAGTAGCTGCGGCCGTCGTAGCAGCCAAGGTCGAGGAATGAGCCCGGCTGCGTCTGCCTGTCTGCCCAGGCGAGGATGTGTGCCTGTTCGCCGAACTGGCTGTAATCGGTCACGCTGGCACCAGCCCATGAACAGCCTGCATTTCCGTGATCGCCTCGACCGGGTAGACCTTGGCGAGCTCACCCCATACGTCCGATGTTTCCGTCCGGCGCCCCTGGTAGTTGCGGACGCAGCCGTCGTAGTCGTTCAGGTTCTCACGGCTCTTGAAGTCGACGATGCAGAGCGGGTGGGTGTCATGGAAGACGAGCCGGGCGCCGGCCCCATGCACACCCGCATGGGTTGAGGCGTCCATCGCCCGGGTGCGGTCCTCGTCGGCGGGGCGGAATCCGACCTTCTCGAGCGTCTGCCGTGAGTAGACGCGGACGCCGTCGCCGAACCTGATCGTCAGCCCGGCCATACGTGTGCAGTCCTCGTTCACGACCGTCGAGAAACGGGTTCCGACAGTCTGACCGGGTTGCGGCAGCCTGATCCAGCCAGGGTCGATCCAGTCGTCGGAGCCGCACGGAACCATGAACTCGACGCCTTCGCGGCCAGCGCACTCGTAGCCGTGGTTGATCTTCCGGCCGAGCTGTGTGTTGTCGCACTCGTAGGTCGCGAATCCTTGCCCCTGCGCGATGTCCAGGTTATCGTCGTCCGCGATCACAATTGCGGAGGCCCGGATGCCGCGCTCACCAAGCGCGTCGCAGGTTCGGCGAAGCTGCCGCAAGCAGACGTTCGCGATCTCCAGCCGACCGTTCGCGGGCACGATGAACCAGAGCGTGTTCATGTGCTCCAGTTCATGACGGTGACGCGGAATGTGACGCCGAGTAGCGCTCCCTGTCCGCCTGGGTCGACGAACTGCGTGTAGCCGGACGGCCCCTCGACGTTGACGCTGCTCGCGAGATCGTTGAGCGACTGGTCGGCCAGAAGCGCGGTGGCGACGCTGAAGTCGCTCGCGTCGTCCATCAGCTCGAGCAGCAAATCCTGTCCTGCCGTCTGATCGGCCGTGTCGACACGCGCGCGGACGGTAAAGACGATCTCGCCGCGGTCACCGAAGGCTGCGCCCACCCCGTCGCTGAAAGGGTCTCCAGGGTAGATGTCGACGCACGGCGGCGTCGGGTTCACGTTCATGCGTGGCGTCACCTGCACGATCACGGTGTCATCAGCGAACTGCAGCCCCGCAAAAGCCGTCTCCAGTGTGGCGGCCAGCTCATCCATGATCTCGCGCAACCCGCTCACGCAAGCCCCCACGCGGTCTTCAACGGCGCCAGCTTATGCGCGTGCCGGTCCCACGAATCCCTAGCGGTGTGCGCCGGCCCGAACTCGGCCCCAAGCCCGATGATCCCGAACGGCGACTGCAACTGCTGCCAATGCTCGACGGCGCGCTCGAGGTTGACCTCGGTCGCGAGCCTCGGCGGGATCGCGTACCGCTCCGTCCGTCCCACCTCGGAGTCGATCTCATCCGCAGCCGCGATCAACACACGCACGAGCGCTGCTTCACGTGCGGTCGCGCTCACCTTCAGCAGCCCGGCGAGCTCCGCCACGGTCGCGTACGCGCTGATGCCTCCGACGGTCGGGATGTCGCTACCGCCGAGAACGATCAGCTCGTCGATCGCGTAGTTCGGCGTCGGCACATCGGCGTCGTCCCACACGATCGTGTACTGCCCCTCATCGACCGGCGCTGTCAATGTGACGCGGTAGATGCCTGAGCCGGCGATGTCCTCGACGATTCCGGCTGTCGTCCGCGCGAGGACGTCGTTGCCTTCGTTGTCGCGGATGCGGACGCCGAGGGTGCCTGTGAGGCCGGTCGTGAACTGTGCGACCGCCTCGAAGTCTGCTGATGGGCTGACGGCGATCATGCCGTTTGGGCCTCCCGGTAGCAGTGGGGCAGGACGAAAAGGTTGTCGTTCGGCAGCGAGGCTTTGTCGGCTACGGCGTTGGCTGCGTTAGCGAGCGCGCGCAGCGCCTCGATCCGTGTCGGCCGGTCCTGCCAGGCCCGCAGTAGCTCCGGGGCACCTTGGGCGAACGCGACGTGCTCGACGAGCAGTTTGCCGAGCTCGCAGCGCGCGACATAGACCTCTTCGTCGAAGCCGCCCATGCCGCTGCGGAGCCGGTAGAAGCCGATCGCGTGGTCGACCATGTGCAGGTCACGGTAGGTCTGCGCGAGGTAGAAGACTGTGCGCGCGTCCGCCGGGTTATCGATGTAGGACTGCTCGAGCAGGACGCGGTCACGCTCGAGCTTCTCCTGCGAGGCGCCGGGGCCACCCTCGATCCATAGCCAGTCGAGCTGCGCGGTGCGGGTCTGGACGTCGGAGGCGAGGTAGCTGTGTGCGGCGCCGCGATAAGTAAACGGATGGCCGGCGCGGATCAGGAGGGGTAGGCGCCACTGCAGCCGGCCGGTGCCGCGGATCCGCATAAGGTAGCTATCTGCCGTCAGTTCAGGCCGTTCACCTTCAATGTGAAGGACGTGGTCGGCGTCGAGCGTGAGCAGGTAGTCCGCATGCCCGGCGGCCAGCGCGAGCAGTTCGCTGCGGTTGTGGCCGAAGTTAACCCATGTCCGTTCGTGCAGCTCGCCAGGGATATCCTTGAGCGCCCAACGTACGCGCTCCAACGTGTCGTCCAGCGATCCCGTATCGATGACGCACCACGCGTCGATCACCGGCCTGATCCGCGACAGTGACTGCACTATCACTTCGCCTTCGTCACGGACGAGCATCGCCAACGCGATCGTCGGCCTACCCATACGTCGTCACCCAGATCTCGCCGCGCTGCCCTTTGCCGCCAGCACCACCTGTTGATGAGCCGCGCGAACCACCACCGCCGCCGCCGCCGGGGATGCCTCCGTCACCGCCGGCCCAGCCTGTCGCGACGTTCGAGCCTCCGCCCCCGCCGCCACCGTCGCCGCCAGTGCCGATGCCGTTGTTGCCGCCTCCACCTGCAGCGCCGCTGGTCCCGGCCGTGCCACCCCCGGCTGTATCAGCATTCGTGAAATCGCCACCCACAGCCCCACCCGCCGCGCCAG